ATGGAGATGGGAGACGTATTCAGTTATCTATTCCAACTTGCACATATGTTGAATGTTGATCTGGATAAGATGTGGGAAGAACATCGATCCAAGATGCATGACAAGAATTATAATCTGAAGTAGTATTAATAACGATGAGTAAGTTTATGCTCAACGACGATGATGCTATCAATGACGTTAACCCATTTGTCACACACGATTTTTCCCTCCCAGGAGGTGTGAGACAGACAGGTAATTTCGAGGATTTTGTTGAAGTGAAGCCCAAAACACCCCAAGTTGAGATGAAGAGTGTTTTCTGTGACACCGGATTATGTGCCGATGAGAAGGAGCCTTGTCTTGTTGAGAGGACTGTTCATCCTCGTCGTAACATTGATCGTGGATTTACAAACACGACTCCTAAGAAGCAAGAGGTTATCATTGGCGTGTCGAATAAGAGTATCCCATATGTTTGGATATTTTTAGCCATTCTCATTCTCACTCTAGTTCTATTATACGTAAGACGTTGAAGAAGTATTCAAGACGAGATTTTTTGGTACAAGTCTGAATAGCATATGGTGCATACTTCTTGCACAACTTCTTGATGAGCTCCATCTGCCAAGCACTCTCCATATTTACACGAGGTGGTTGGAATGTTGGATCTAGTATCTTCATTGCATGTGCAATTCGTACATAAGTTCGATCAGACTGTTCATAAGACAATACGTTTTCGAGAACGAGTTCGGCCATTCGTTGTCTCACTTCGAGCGTCTTCTTGACCATCGTGTCTAGAAATTTCTCATATGGAATAGACTGCTTCTCCGACTCGAGATATGTCCAATCCGCCAGAGGTTCTGTATTTATGTAATCGGTGTATGTCGCATATCCCTTACTTTTCACGTAACGTTCATAGACAATTTCTACATAGGCGAGATCAGACTCCACATCGTGCACAGATTTGGCAGATTTAATAAACGAAGTCATGTACTTTAACATAAAAGATATTCTTTAAACACCTAAGTCAGCCTATCCACTTTTCAAAACTCATGTTAAAAAAATGTACTCATCAATCGCCAACAATAGCTTTTCGTATCTCTTGACACTCGATGAGATGCGAAATGCTCTACCCGAAGAGATTCGTCCTTCGTGGGTAAAGATTACGACGATCACTATGGTCTCCAGCTTTATCCAAGAGATTGACATCAAGAAACTCAGGGAGATCTTTGAGAGGATTGGATCTTACAAGATGCGACGCAAGGGTACGAACACTGACGGATTCGAGTGGAAGCTCAAGCCCACGACCTTCTATAACCAGGTCACACTCACCTACAACGACACCTACAGCACCAAATCCGTCAAAGTGTTTCCCAATGGAAGCATTCAAGTGGCGGGATGCTGCGACCTCTTCGACTGCAAGCGTATCATCACTCAGCTCGTTTATATCTTTAAGACTTTCCTTGGTCTAGAGGTTAAACTTCCGGTCGATTCATTCAGAGTCGTCATGATCAACTCCAACTTCAGTCTCAACTACAACATCAACCTCATGAAAGTTGCTGATTGGTTCGAAGAGTACAATGACATCTTCAAAGTTTCTTTCGAACCAGACAGGTATTCAGCGGTCAAGATCAAGTTCAAACCAGCCCATGACATGAAAGAGATCACTTGTAGCATTTTCAGCACCGGAAAGATCATTATCACCGGTGCGGAGACCCTCAAAGAGATTGCTTTCGCCTACAACATCATCAACCAGCACATTAACGAAAATCCCCAAATTAGAGTGTCTCGTACAGAAGAGACTGATGTTTTCGATGTGTATCTGGGATACAAATGTGACCCTTTTATCAAAAAACTCAGAGAGAAGGGATTTGAATCTTGGATGAAAACAATTACCAACAGGCAAATTAATTTCTAGTTTTATATTAACAAAATGTCTCAGCGACTTGGTATGGCCGATGGTCGGTGCTTCACCATAAACACCTCCGCTCAACTCCTCAACAACTACGTCATGAAGCAGAATGGCATCTCTTTCGAGGACAACTACTCGTACCGCCAGCTTCTTCAAAAGCAGGGTCCCGAGCTTCTCTCCAAGGTGCATGAGGAGCAGGGTAAGGAGAACTGCAACACTTGCGACAAGCCTCTTCTCAAGGTTCCTGGTATCTATTAAACTGAGAAAAATCATGAAAAAAACTTTAGAACCTCTCTATAGAATGTCCACATGTTCCATATGTCTCAATGAAGTCAAGTCAACGAGGGCAAATCCCCCAATCCGTTGCGGACATATGTTTCATTCCCACTGTCTACAGGGTTGGAAAGATCAAGGTAAGAATACGTGTCCCACATGTAGAAAAGTTTTTGACGCATCTCAATTCAAAATCATCGTCACGATTCAGAACAATTACACAGCGGCGGCGAACTCTGTGTCCTTGAATGAGGAATCTATATTCGATGTCCTAGATCTATTCGACATAACTTTTGATGTCGAGAATCAACCAGACCTAGACAGTATTCTTGCCGACCTTGGGGTGAGTCTTACCGACTTTGATCCCACGATTCTTGACGCAGAATGAACTGCAGTACCTCTCATAGTTTAGACCTGGATAGTTCCTAGAAGCCTTACGAGGATCCGTAATGCTCTTCCCCTTCGCATCAGTCAGAAGTGGTCCAGTAGCCCACCCACGCTTGTGACTGAATACGTTCGCCTTGAAGACGATACGCTTACCAACCTTGAATGTACCAGCCCGCTTTATCCGATATTCAGGAACCTTGAAGAACTTGGCCACGGAAGCGATGGTATCACCGGGTTTGATCTTATATTCTACGACACCGTGTTGTTTGTAAAAGTGGAAGTCACCTTGACGAATGTAGTTCGTGGGTCTTCCAGGACACACGAACATCATGACTTTGTAGTACCCCTTCTTACACTTTTCATTCGCTTCAGCTCTATAGATCTTTTTAGGGTTATCCGATATCACGCGGTTAGGAAGACCCCTACAGTGGGTATAATTGTGGTGTCCATTAGAAAGTCCCGATCGATCACCGGGAATGGACTTTTGCCACCTGTATGCCTCATAGTCACCCACTGCATAGGCATAGCAGTTGTTGTTCCCAATACCAGTCGCCGTCCCCCAGCGCCTGTTTGTGAACTTACTTTCGGATCCACTCAGAGGTAATCCTTTCATTTGTAGTTTGTTCAGAAAAAAAATATCCATATGTAATAAATGATTCAAGAAGTTACCAAGGCTGAAACCAAGTCCGATGCGCTCACCGAGTTCCTCATCTTCGTGCTTACCATTCTCATCGGCACTTTCCTCCTCCGTCTCGTGTGGAACCGCTCCCTCGTGAAGCACATCACCGTGCTCAAGCCCATCGAGACCCTTCTCGACGCCTTCATCCTCTCTCTTTCTCTCGCTGTTGTTCGTGGTATTTAAACCTCGTTATAGCCAGTAGTAGTCTCACCGTTGGGGTGCTTAATAGTGGGGTAGGCGTTCATGCCATCACAACCACCCTTGTCACAATCAACGAATTCGTGAGGCTTTCCATTCTTCTTCATGTAATCCAACTGCTTTCGGGTCCATCCACAACCCATGGTTCCGAAAACAGTCCACTTTTCGCCGTTTTCCTTGGGGGTCTTCATGCGACGCCCTGTGTAGAAGAGGACGATGAGAACAAGAATCGCGAGAACGATGAAAGCAAGCATTGTTTATTATCTCCCGAGATAATAAATGTCATCAACTGTACTCTCTATAGGAAACAAAAATGTCACGCTCAAGTACACCAGAAAAATGCCTCGTGGTGAAGTTGAACGGATGAAATCATTCGTTACTAAGAATGGTGTGAAGCTCGTCAAGACTCCAAAGTTTAAGATACTCTCTGTAACCGATGATGGTGCTACGCGGATTTTTAACGTCGTGCTCTAACAATTCCTGGTCGCTGTTGAGGTTTCTTCTTGTTTGCCTTCAGTGCCGCGATCGCTCGAGCCATAGCTGCATCCCGATTCATAGGTGTTTTTGGTTTAGGGGGTGCGATTACAACTTTCTTCGTGGATTTCATGGTAGGAATTGGAAGTACCTTGGGTGTTTCACCAGTGAAGAAGGGGTGAGATAACACATTCTCAAAGGTGGGAAGAACCTTGGAGTGATTTTGACCACGGTTTCCACGAAGACGGTAATTTTTCACAAACTCGGAGGTTCTGTTTGTGTACCCATTTTTTAAAAGGGATGTGATGAAATTTTTCACCTTCCTCTCGGTCATGCTACCAGGTTGTCGCACAAATGGATACACAGAATTCAGGAAATAGTGTACGTCATAGAGCTTATTGGAGTTTCTAGAAATACCCAGATCCCTGTAATTTCCAGCGTTGATGAGAGGATTCTTTATCCGGGGAAACACCGAAAACCCAAAATCGATGATGACCGCCTCTACACCGCCATTTGAAATCGTGTATGTCTTGTCCTTCAGTTTGATTTCAATATTCTTTTTGGGAACGGGGCGCACGAGAACATTTCCACCATGAAGATCATGGTGTCTGAATCCAGGATATTTTTGGTGAATACGATACAAGTTGTAAATCACCTGAGCGATAACCGATTTTACGGATTCGAGTGTAGGCTTTGTCAACATCCAATTTCGAAATTCGTTCCCCTTGATAAACTCAGAGTACAGGATGTCCTTACCATCACAACTTTTATAGAGGTACATTTTGGGAACGCCAAAACCCTCTAACTTCTTTGCGATCGTGAATTCCATTTTTGGGTTAAATTCGTCAAGGGCTTGTTTAAAACCCGCGAGTGGTAGGTTGTTCGTGTTCTCAGAGAGTGAAGGTGTTTTAATTTCTTTATAGACTACGTATTTTTCACATCTATCGTTGATGCATCCACGAAACACTTTCCCATATTCACCCTGTCCAATCTGCACAGCACCCTTGGTCGTGGTTCCGTTACTTTTTTTCAGCCAGAGATGAGACGCTGGTGAGCATGCTTTCTTTCCCCTGAGTAACTTTTTTAACTCAGTGTTCATTATTATATTCGTAAGAAGATTGTTTCATCTTACCAATATTGATTGGAGTTGGAACAAGTCCAAATAACTTGGATTTTTTACTGGTCATCAACATCCTCGATGTCATCCTCCTCAACATCCACCTCAACGTCATCCTCGGGGAGATCAACACCCTGGAAGGCGAAAGAGGGGAGCTTGGCAGACTGTTCGAGGAGAGTCTGTTGGAGGCGGATAGTCACACCAAACTTGTTATCGATGAACCAAATCTGGTTGAGATCGACGATGGCCATGCACTTCTGCCCCTTCTCGATAGTATCGAGGGAGACAGGCTGCTTCTGCATCGAGTAGGCCTCGGGAACAAAAGAGCCGTCAGGCTTGGTGAGGATCTTAAGCTTGATAGTGGCTGGATACTGCTCCTTACCAGGGCGAACCATGGGCTTGTAGAGAGCCTCCTTGAGAACTGCAACGTTGAAGTCCTTGCCGAGCCACTCCTTAGAGTTGGCAGCGACAGTATTCACGATGATGTCATCGAGCTCCTTGAGCTTGTCATGAAGCTCCATCGCCTCGGCGTTGTCGGGGTCGAAGGACAAATCGAGAGAGTAGGAAGTACGTCCAGTACTCTCGTCTGTGAAGGCGCTCAGACCATAAGGGGATCGCATGAAAGGGAACTGGATGTAGAGCTTCTTGTTGTCGCCAGCGTTGAGATAGACGGCCTTACCGCCATTCTTGTTCTTACGAAGTTTCGAAAACTGCACACCGGCAGGAGAGAAATCGGAGGAGCGTTGGATAGTGAGCGACATTTTGTAGTTGGTTATATCTATGTTAGGTGGCTAGACTTTAAGTACGTTTTCGTTTAATTGAAAGTGTAAAAATTCATAGGCATTACTTTATATGTCTCAACCACAGACTCGGGAGCAGGCTCCTCGACGGACTCCTCAGTGGGAGCGGGAGCAGGCTCCTCAGCGGACTCAGGCTCGGGAATGGGTTCCTCAGTGGGAGCGGGAGCAGGAGCAGGTCCGGGAGCAGGTCCGGGAGCGGGAGCAGTATCCTCAATTTCGTTCATTTCACACGAATTGTTGGTGAAGGTGTAACCATCGAGACATGTAAACAGCTCACAGTTTCCAGTCTTGTCACTCTGATACACACCACCCTCGACACCATCTTCTGGTTCGCATTCTTCACCCGTCTTGTCCTTCTTACACTCTGTACCAGATATGTAATACCCATCGTCGCAACTGGCGAGAACGCACTTTCTCTCCTTGTTAATCAAATACGAACCATTTGGGTCAGTACCTTCACACACGTCTCCTTCCTTTGGCCTGCTATTGATCCAGAGACCACCGGCCATCACACTCATAATAGAGCATAACAGTAATAGCACCAAAACTGCTTTCATCTTTACTGTATGAAAATATTTTTTTGTGTGTATATTTTAAATCAATATGGGTATTTTCAAAGATTGTGGATGTGGTTGTGGTGGTAAGAAGCAGGAGGAGAAGTTTATCATTTCCATAATTTCCGGTCTTACCTTTTTTATTATCGCGAATCCCGAGACTTTCCGTCTCGTCAGGCGAGTCCTGGGTCCCAGAATCGCCACCCCTACGGGTTGCCCTTCGACCACTGGTCTTCTCGTGCACACCCTCGTATTCATCCTCGTTGTTTGGGGTATGATGAACATAAAGAAGGAGGGTACCGTCAAGAAGGGTTGTGGTTGTGGTGATAAGAAACCTGTCAAGAAGGGTGAGAAGGTTGTCGTCGAACCCCCTGTCCCTATGGTTGAGGCACCTGATCCTAAGCCAGATTTCGCGGAGTCTCAGATCGAGCTTGTCGACAGTGGTCGCAACCTCACTCCCATGTCGGTGGAGTCTGATGGCACTCTCTTCGGTTAAATGTATTCTACAAACAGTTCTTGTCAATTGGTTGTAAAATGTCAAACCTTTAAAATTCTTCGTCGAAGCCAATCTCTGCGGAGTCATCGTCCAATTTACCATAGTCACCCACCCTCTTCTCGAAAAAGTTTGTCTTACCATCGAGACTGATATTCTCCATGAAATCGAAGGGGTTCTTGGATCCCCAGATAGGAGACTGACCAATCTGTTTGAGGAGACGATCAGACACGTATTCGATGTACTCGGACATCTTCTCGGAGTTCATACCAATGAGATTGCATGGGAGTGCATCCAAGATGAAATTCTTCTCGATCTCAACAGCTTCTTTTACTATAGATTGAATAACTTCGGTCGATGGTTTGTTTCGGAGTAGTTTGAAAAGTTCCACAGCAAATTCTTGGTGAAGACCCTCATCACGAGAGATGAGTTCATTGGAGAAGCAAAGACCAGGCATGAGACCTCTTTTCTTTAGCCAAAAGATGGCACAAAAACTTCCAGAAAAGAAGATACCCTCCACACAGGCGAAGGCGAAGAGGCGCTCAGCAAAAGATCGAGACTTGTCGAACCACTTGAGAGCCCACTTGGCCTTACGCTCGATGCAGGGGACTGTTTGGATGGCCTCGAAGAGTTGCTTCTTCTCAGCACCATCCTTGATGTATTTGTCGATGAGTTTAGAGTAGGTCTCACCATGAACCATCTCATTGTGAGACTGATAAGCATAAAATGAGCGAGCCTCGGAGATTTGCACCTCATCAGCAAAATTGTTGTTGATGTTTTCAAAAACAATTCCATCGGATCCGGCAAAAAACGCCAGGATATACTTGATAAACTTCTGTTCATTGTTATTGAGAGTTTTCCAGTCGTCCATGTCCTTAGAAAGATCCACCTCCTCAGCAGTCCAATTAGACATCTGAGCCTTCTTGTAAAGTTCCCAAAGTTCGGGATACTTCAGGGGAAAGACGGTAAATCGGTTGAGGGTTGGAGCGAGAATTGGTTCGTATTCATCTTCTATGTAATCTTGAAATTCAAAGTATGTTCCGATGTGACGTCCGTCAATAAATATTTGAGGGTAGGTTGTCACTGAGCCACCACACAATTTCTTGAGTTCTTCTTTGTCGATCATCACTTTCTCATGATCAAGACCCTCCGACTCACACAAGGTCTTCGCGTGGTCACAATACTGACATCCTTCCTTCGAATAAATAGTAACTTTCATCTGTGATATTATCGCTGATAATTTTTTGGCCGAAAACTCTAAGCATGATTGTGCCCTCTGATATAAATGAAAATGATATTGTTAAGATTTTAGTAAATGAAGACGGAATCGAAGATGAGATGTACGGTGTCGTTGGTATGAACACTTCCAAGACACTCGGTATTCATTACCTGAATCCAACCGAACTCTTTTATAAGTCGGCTTGTGTGTATGAACTCGAGAGTGGTGAATTGTCTCCCGCACCCTATGAGAGTGTGATGGAACACTACCCAACTGGAACCACATTCGAAGACCTAGAGATGAAAGCTTTGGGTACGAATAAGTTTGCCTTTTACTCTGAGATTGACATCGAAGATAGTGACAGTGACTTATACGGGGAGGAAGAAACTGACTCCGAGATGGCAGACTTTGTAGTTTCCGATACCGAGATTGACGGTACTCTCCCTCCTGATCACAAGTCGATCGATAAAGAATGGAATGATTGGAAACCAACTTCCCCTGGTGGAAGAAGTTTCAAGGAAACGATCGATATGATTGAAAATAAGGTTAGAAGCCTAAGTTTGTAACGCGTTTTATAAAAATCTAAAAAAGATTGTCACATTCAAAAACAATGCTGGCAACTATATGGTCTCAATTAGACACTCTATTACACAAAGAAAATGAAGAAAAGTCAGTGAATATGAATTTTTGTCGAGAATGTTCGGGAGTCAAAGTTATTTCTCCAGAAGGATTACCAACATGTTCTGATTGTGGTCTCGTAGATTCATATTTCGTGGATGATACAGCGGAATGGACGAGTGGTGTGACAGATGATGGTAAAGTGAATGATCCATCGAGGTGTGGAAACCCAAATGCAAACCCTGAACTGTTTTCACAGCATTGGGGCAAAGGAACTATCATCTCTACACAACATGGTGCGACGTATGAAAATAAGCGAATGGCGAAGATTAACTTTCACATGTCGATGAATCACAAGGATCGATCACTTTTCCATGCGTACAAGGATATCGATGAGGCGTGTCACACACTTCCAGAAGTGGTGTTGAAAGACGCGAAGATGTTTTACAGAAAATTTAATGATGGGAAACTTACTCGAGGTGCGGTGCGATTGGGTATCAAGGCTAATTGTGTACTGTATGCGTGTCGATTAGCGCAGCACCCAAGAACGACGAAGGAAATCGCGGATATGTTTGGTATTCAATCGAAGGACATCAGTCGAACGACACAGATGTTCAAAGATACGATCATGGGTGTCACCGAGAAAAATTATGTAACAAAAGCGTTTGATGTTATGCAACGCCTACTTAATTCATTCGATGTCACTCGAGAGGAGCGTCTCAAATGTAACAAAATGTGTAACAAGACAGAGGATTGTGTGGATCTCATGAGCAAAACGCCCAATAGTGTGGCCTCTGCGATCATCTATATGGTTCTCTCACCCAAAGTGACGAAAGCTGAGATGTGTGAAAAGTGTTCGGTCTCAGTTCCGACACTAAACAAAATTGAGACGATCATTAAAAAACACTTAGAGGTTAAAGGTCAGTTGTAGTCATATGACGAAACTGTTTCTTTCTACACC